ACTGGACCAACAGGAGAGACAGGTGCCACTGGTGAGACTGGAGCTACAGGCGAAACTGGTGCTACAGGCGAAACTGGAGCGACTGGAGCGACTGGTGAGACAGGTGCCACAGGCGAAACTGGTGCTACAGGCGAAACTGGAGCGACTGGAGCCACTGGTGAGACAGGAGCAACAGGTGAGACAGGTGCCGCAGGTGAAACAGGTGCCTCTATTTTCACAGGTGTTGGTCCGCCAAATTCTGTAATTGAGCCGAATACCTACTTCGATACCTCAGGAAATATATATAAGAATGGAATTATAATAACAACTGCTGTAGGCTACTACCCAGGAACTGCAGGATATTCAGGAGACGGTGGACCGGCAACAAGTGCTGCCTTATATCAACCACGGCGTATGGTATTCGACAATTCAGGCAATATGTATATTTCTGATACTACTAATAATGTTATTCGTAAGGTAGATCAATCTGGAAATATAACGACTATCGCAGGAAATAATGCATCTGGTAGTGGATATTCAGGCGATGGTGGGCCGGCAATATCTGCTCAATTAAATGCTCCTTTTGGTCTCGCGATTGATTTGTCAAATAATCTGTATATTGCTGATGCTACAAATAATGTTATTCGTATGGTGGATGAATCTGGAAATATAACGACTATCGCAGGAAATGATGCATCTGGTGCTGGATATTCAGGAAACGGCGGAGCGGCAACAAGTGCTCAATTAAATAATCCTATAGGTCTTGCGATTGATTTGTCAAATAATCTTTATATTGCTGATACCAATAATTTCGTTATTCGTAAGGTGAATACATCAGGAATTATATCAACTGTGGCTGGTAATAATACTCAAGGAACATCAGGATATCCTGGTTCAGCAACTTCGGCACAGATAAATGTGCCAGTAGGTGTAGCAGTTGATTCTTCAAATAATCTTTATATTGCTGATGCTGGAAATAGTATAATAAGTAAAGTTGTTTCAGGTAACATCTCAGTATACGCAGGCACTCTTGGGGCGGATGGATATACAGGAGATGGTGGATTAGCTACAAGTGCAACTCTCTCTTATCCAACAGATATAGCATTTGATAATTCAGGAAATGTTTATATTACAGATAATGGAAACAGCGTTATTCGTAAGATTTCATCTGGAATAATATCGACCTTTGCAGGAAATGGGGCTGGATATCTAGATCGTTGGCGGGCTGATCTTGGTAAATTTAGTGTACCATATGGTATTGCCATTAATTCAGATAATATATACATCGCTGATACTGAGAATAATGTTATTCGTGTGGTTACTCCTGAAATTACGATTGCTATTATAGGAAATATACATGGTGCAACAGGTGCTAATGGCACTAATGGCACTAATGGGACCAACGGTGAGACAGGACCAACAGGCTCTTCAGGGACAGGAACAGCTCTCACAGAAAACTTCTCTATAGCGGTTGGGGATGGAACAACTAATATGGTATATTCATATGATGGGTTAACCTGGACATATTCAGCATCTGCTAATGCATTATTTAGCGGTATTTCTTATTGTGTAGCATGGAACGGGTCGATCTGGGTCGCTGGAGGATCAGGAACAAATACCATCATTTATTCAAGTGATGGTATTAACTGGAATGCATCAGCGAATGGAAATTCTATATTTACTACATGTTATAGTGTAGGATGGAATGGTAGTATCTGGCTTGCTGGGGGGCTTGGAACAAATACACTTGCATATTCAACTGATGGAATACAATGGACTGCAGGCCCTTCCATATTCTCAGATGGAGCACCTCATACACTAGTATGGAATGGATCATATTGGCTAGCTGGTGGATTTGGAACAGATAATATACTCTATTCATATGATTCCGTAAATTGGACTTCTCTATCAAGTCCTATCACAACAGTATATGAAATTGCTTGGAATGGCTCCATCTGGGTAGCTGTTGGATATCCAGATACTTCAGCTATCGCCACAAGCCCTGATGGAATCAACTGGACAGCATCTGCGACCAATCCCTTTTCTGGTGGACAAGGACTCGGAGTCGCATGGAATGGCTCATATTGGGTAGCAGTTGGAAATAATACAGACGCGTCAGTGTGTATTGCGAGAAGCATTGATGGAACTAACTGGACAGATGCTAGTAATAATCCCTTTTCTGGTCTAGGTGCATATGGAATATCTTGGAACGGCTCAAAGTGGATTGCGGTTGGAAGTGATGATACAATAGGAATATATATTGCAACAAGTCTAGATGGAATAAACTGGGAACCCTATGTGAGTTCTCTTTTTAGTGGAGGTATAGCAAGAGGTGTTGCTTCACGTCGTGTTCTCCCCTTTAACACACCTCACAACATGTGGCAAGCAGGCCCCTCAGGACCTTCTGGGCCGGCTCTTGTTGGTGATTACTTCATCAATACGAGTTCCAAGGAGCTTTATAGCTATGGCCCAACAGCCTGGCAGTCGATCATGAGCATAGTTGGTGCTACAGGTGAGACAGGAGCTACAGGCGAAACAGGTGCTACAGGTGAGACAGGAGCTACTGGAGAGACAGGAGTAGGTGAGACTGGACCCACTGGTGAAACTGGAGCTACTGGAGAGACAGGGCCAACTGGAGCTACTGGAGAGACAGGAGTAGGTGAGACAGGACCAACAGGAGAAACAGGCCCAACAGGTGCAACAGGAGCTGGTGTAACAGGCCCAACAGGAGCTGATTCAACCGTCCCTGGACCAACAGGACCCACAGGAGCCACAGGAGCCACAGGAGTAGGTGAGACAGGCCCAACAGGAGCTAATTCAACCGTCCCTGGACCAACAGGCCCAACAGGTGCTACAGGAGTAGGAGCCACAGGCCCAACAGGATCAACATGTGCATCAATATACTCAGGATCAATGCCTCCTACAGCCCTCGCGAGTAACCAGGATTCTTTTATTGAAATACCAACTGGTAATAGCTATATATATTTTGGTGATAATGTAATTCAAAGTGTGTTTACTCTTGCCGGCGATGGAACTGCTGGTTTTAATAACGGGCTTGGCACCACTGCTAAATTCAGCACACTAACAATAAGTGATATCACAACCGATGGTTCTGGAAATGTATATGTTGCAGATTATGGCAATTTCTGTTATCGTAAGATTGACTCATCAGGTAATGTTACTACATTTGCAGGCACTGCTGGAAGTTCAGAGACAAACCCAGCGAATGTTGTTGGTCCTATCGGCAGTGCAAAATTCTGGACACCTGTAGGTATAGTGATAGATACTTCTGGTAATTTCTATTTTTCTGACACTAATAATAATAGTATATTCAAATATACGATATCCACTGGATTGGTATCACGTTATGCTATTATAACAGCACCTGGGCTTATTACAATAGATTCCTTAGGTAATTTATTTGAGATTCAACATGGATCTACAAATCAGATTCGTAAAATAAACACATCTGGCACTGTAACAACACTTACAGGTATTACAAATCTAACTCAAGCACAAGGTATAACAACAGATCCTTCTAATAATGTCTATGTGTCGAATGGCACTGGTGGGGGTAGTAGTTTTCCAAGTGTTATTTTTAAGATCGATACTTCAGGTAATCAAACAATATACGCTGGTAATGGAACTGGCTACACGAATGGCAGCCGACTGACAGCACAGTTCAATAATCCAGCTGGCATTAAAATGGATTCTTATAATGATTTGTATATATCTGATAAAGATAACTACAGGATTCGCAAAATAGATAACTTTGGCACAGTGACAAGCATTGCTGGGGATGGAACACAAGGATATGTTAATGGTGTGGCAACTTCTGCTAGATTTAATGTTCCAGCTACGATTGCCGTAAATGTAGCTGGAAACAATATCTATATTTCTGATACATACAGAATTCGTCAAGTCATCAATGGTGAATGGAATTATCAGGGTAGTATCAAGGGAGCAACTGGATCAATTGTTCTAGGAAACACCTTGACTGTAGATGCGGTAAATGGTAATAACTCTACCGCAAGTAGAGGAGGAACCCCATATCTGACTATCCAAGCAGCCGTTACTGCTTCCCAATCAGGAGATACAATCTGGGTTCTTCCTGGAACATATAATCTCTCTGCTGGCATCACACTCACAGCTGGAACATCACTAACAGGAATATCCACACAGACAGTAATAATTCAGATGCTTGGCGTAACAGCTAATACAAGTCTCATAACAATGGGAGCAAATACTCGTCTCGAAAATGTCACCATGAAGCTCACATCATCTGGTCATTACAGCTTAACAGGCCTCACTTTCCCTGGAACAACCGCAACTACCGCAAAGTTGAGAACATGTGTTCTAACTGTGGATAATTCTGGTGCGGCCTACGATGGCACATCACAAGTGACAGGTGTCCTATTTAACGGAACAGGATCTCTAACCGCGGCAAGCTTTTCCTTCAATTCTCTAAAGGGATCTACAATCAACGTCTATTCCAATGGTGGCGGCGATAAACGTGGAGTTCTAGTTAACTCAACAAATATTGCAAGCTCACGTGATGTGAATGTCTATGTGGCTGCACCCACAACCCCTGGTGCAACAGGAGCAACTGGAGCAACTGGTTCATATGTTGGTATAGAAACGAATGATGCTAGCGGAACAGGCTCCATCCAGCTTCGTGCGACCACGGTTGGAACAGTTCGTCCAGCCGCAGGAAATTCATACACTTCCTCAGATATCCTACAGACTACCCCAACAACTATTACAAGCCCCACTTATCTTGCCTCACCAGGCATCCAGATAGGTCCTGGAACAGACTTAGTGAGTAAGTCTGCTGGTGGAAAACCATTTTCTACGTGGACATATCCTATAACTGTCTATTATGGATTGAGAGGTGATGTGCACAGCGGAACATCTGGTGGATATCTATGGCCTGGCACGGTGCTTGCCTCAGGAGGTGGCAATGGATTCCCAGATACTGGAACACCTGAAGCCTATTACCGCATCCAACAGCCGGCAATTATCTCAGGAATGTCATGTGGCTTAACTATCGCTCCTGGAACTGGAAATACATTGACTGTGCTTGTAAGAGTTACACCTCTTGGAGGATCAATCACATCAACTGCCTTCACAGTAACCTTTGGTGCGGCAGATACATCCATAAACTATTATGATTCTTCCTTCAATGTATCGACTGGCGATAGGCTCCACGTTCAAGTGTCTTATACTGGAGGAAACGGAAATACAGCACACGATCTTACAGTTCAATTAGACATGTTCTAAAGACAACCTATTATAATATTCTATTATGGCCGAGACACCACAGACAACCCAGGCAAACCAGACAAACCAGACAAACCAGGCACACCAGGCCCTTTGCCTCATTATGATTGTGAAGAATGAGAAGCATGTAATCGAACGCTCATTAAATTCTATTCTCCCCTTTGTAGATTCTTGGTGTATCGTCGATACCGGCTCAACAGATTCTACAATGGAACAGATCAAGGCTACCGCAGCCGCCCACAATAAGCCAGGTGTTCTCCATGAGCGGCCTTGGGTCAACTTCGGCCACAATCGCACCGAACTCCTAGAGCTTGGACGTCAAGGCACACTCGAAGGCACACTAGATGCTAAATGGTTCTTCATGCTCGACGCCGATGATATATTTGTGCCGAATGGGCAAGAGCAATTCAAGCACCTCCTCAATCCAACCTTTGACACATACCACCTAACTCTCAAGAGAGGCTCCTTGACCTATAAGAGACCTGTAATATTCAATTCAAGACCCTGGGTCTTCAAGGGGGCCCTACATGAGTATGCTCATCTCGACAATGCGAGAAGCACCACTCTTCCAAATGTCTTTATCGATGCGAGAGTCGAGGGAGCCCGCTCACAGAATCCCAATAAATACCGCGACGATGCCCTCGCCCTAGAAGCAGATTTTGTTACTAACCCAGATCCTCGTTCCGCCTTCTATTGTGCACAGAGCTGGAGAGATTGTGGAAATCACCAGAAGTCCATCGAGTGGTATATCAAGCGGACCACCATGGGAGGATGGCATCAGGAAAACTATATAGCCTACCTGAATCTCGTCCGCTTGAGTCCAGATCTTGAGACAAAGCTACGATATGCTTGGGCCGCCCTAGATGTCTCTCCACGTGTAGAGGCCACACATTCTGTCCTTGAATATATGAGAAAGAAGGGTATCTGGTCAAAGCAAGGTTACGCACTTGCTATTAATACAGCTGAAGCTCTGGTCAATAAGAAGAATTGGCTGGATGACCTCTTCGTTGAGGAAGGTCTCATATACAAGCTATACGATGAAGTATCTATACACTCCTTTTACACAGCCCACCATGAATCTTGTATCCTATACGGAATGAAGGCATACTTTATGGCTCCTGATAGTGAAAAGCCTAGAATTCTTAACAATGTCAAGTTCTCTATCGATAAGCTTTAATGATATAAACACTCTCCAGACATATAATTAGAAGATAAATGAATTCGGCAGATGAGATTCTTCCGAATTTATGGCTAGGTAACATAAAGGCAGCAACAGATCCGAAGTGGTTAGGTGAAAAAGGGATTAAGTGTGTGTTCAATTGCACCAAGGATATTCCCTTTGTCCCAACGATCCCTCGACAGTATAGAGTGCCCGTTGATGACAATTTACAAGCTGAGGAGATCAGAAATCTTGAACTCTGGTCCTACGAGATTGTTTACAAGTTAAATAGGGAATACAAGACTGGCCAACCAATTCTTGTTCACTGTTATGCTGGCATGCAGCGTTCTGCTGCCTGCATGGCGATGTTTCTAATCGCGACGAGAAACATGACACCTGATCAAGCTATTAAATATATTAAGGAAAGAAGGCCGATCGCTTTTCAGAATTCTGTGAATTTTCGTGCTGCGATCGAGAGTTTCCACGACTCATATGAGAGAGAGATTGTTTCTAAGTATTATTAGATGGCTTCCCCAAGCCCACCCTTTTTCTATCAAATAACACCAACAACCGAATCATTCACTAATAAGGATGGTATGACCGAATCCGTCGACCTCCCCCTTATTACACTACCACCTGGAACAGTCCTCTTTCGTGGCATGAAGATTCCGAATCCAGCTGATGTAGATGTTCGTGCCTTCTATAGAGATTATCTGGGAGATCCCGAAGGGTCTATTGTGTGTATGCGTCCCACTGCCAATGTCTTCTTTTACCCATTCCCCGTGGCCTTCGGTGCTAATCATGTGGGGCAAACCTTTGATCTCATGCAGATGGTTGTTCTCGTCCATCCGCTCACAGTTGTATGCTCGATCTCTCCGTCTCAATGGGTGCGTGGTGTTGCCCAGCGTTACAATGGGAATGCTCCCTATAGACGTTGCGACACCTTTCCTCTCTCATGCCACCCCTTATCTTCAACTGAAAAAGAGGCACTTACATACGACAATTGCTTGAGCCCAGAGTATCAGGTGAAGTCAGGGACGCGTGGATCGATGGCCGTGGCCGACTTGGATTCCTTCAATCCGAAGGGCAAGAACTCAAAGTCCTCTACGATGTCGACCTATATCCGTGGCCTAGAAGCAAGGCGGCCAGGTGCGGGTGCTGAACTCGCAGCATGGTCTTACACGGATGCGGCCAGACACCACGGCTTCCCAGAAATCTCAGTCTATCCTTACCTTAAGCACCAAGGTAACCGTTTACTTAAGAGATCATGTTCCAACGCGGCAGCTGCTGTTAAGCTGATGGCGAAGGAGGCGAAGGATGATAATCTCATGTTTCTTCCTCTAGCGGCTTTTACGGCAAAGGGAACCGTTGACATGGTCAAAGGCTTATTCACATACGAGGCACTTGGTGTCTCAGAAAACAACTTCGCCCCTGGTACACAGACAGAAAAACAATCAGTAATTGAGACCCGTCTAGCCGAGTATATGGATATGTTACAGACGAAGGGAATCTTCTTACCGAGCTTCGGACCTGGAAAACTCAGCTTGGATACGAGAACAGGTTTCTACATGCTGCCACAGGTTGTCCCTCGCAGCTTGACTGTTCCTCTTCCAGGGGATGCTGAAAGCCCCACACAGCCCTACAAATTCTTGGCCATGCCCCTAGATACACCAGATGCTAAACGCCGTGCTATGACCTATATCTTAATGTTCCGCAATGTGGTTCCGACCAAGTTCATGGACAAGTATGGACTTGACAAGGGCTTCGGTGTTCGTCGTGCCATGGCCTTCGATCGCCCACCGGTTCTTCCGAGAGTTTTCGACGAACTCGGCCTAGAGGTTCCTAGGTCATTCAGAGACGGCATTGGACGTGCGGCAAAACTCTTCCAGGGCGAAAAGGCGGGGGCAGCAAAGCCAAAGGTTGAGGAGCCCTTCCCAGCATATGCGGCAACTACTCCACCCGAGCCCTTCCCAGCATATGCGGCAACTACTCCACCTGAGGAGCCTTTCCCAGCATATGGGGCCATGACACCAGCAGGAACACCCCCAGGAACGCCGCCAGGCACACCACCTTCAAACACGTCAAATGCGATGAAGGAAGCCGTCCGAAATCTTAGACTCGGTGTTGATATAGAAGATATAATCCGTGGAGGTTATGGAAGAAAATACCTAACCGACGATGAAAAGAGAAAACTTCGAGCCATGCCTCCTACTTCACCAGCCTATCGTCCACTAACGCCCAACCAAGGAGAATATAATCCGAAGGCAACATTTGCCATAGGGGGCACTCGAAAAGTAAAGCACACAAAAGGCACGAAACCCAGAAACCCCACGAGAAAACACAAAGCCAAGGCTCTTGAAGAGGTCGCTAAACTATTTAGTAAAATATGGATATCTAAAAAAGTCTAACCATCAATATCCATGACGACAATAGTCTCTTGTTATTATTTGCTTCCAAATAATAAAAAGCGTTCAATCGAATCCTATATTACCTGGATTTCATACTTTCTATCCCACTGTTCATCACCAATCGTCATGTTTAGCGACGGCCCTATCGCCGATGAAATGGACGCCTTCCGTAAATCTACGGGTCTAGATTGGCTGCTTATTCGCAAACCGCTCGCCGATTTACATTTTGGAGAGGATCAATACTTTGAAAGGCTAAGTAAGGGGAGGCAAATAACTCCAGATGTAATTCGTATATGGATGAACAAGTCTGTTCTTCTAAACAAAGTCGCCAAGCAAAACCCCTTTAACACAGACTCCTTTATATGGTGCGACGCAGGTTGTTGGAGAGATCAACCCTTTGCTAAAACATATGCTCCAGGGTGGCCCAGGTCCCCACCAAAGGCGTTTAGCTGTTCCTGGATCGGTAATAGTCTAGAGAATATTAAAGCAGTTGCTCCTTTAATAAATCCCAGTTTAGAAGAATTTGTTGATTACTACATACAACATATCGTGGGCATACCCACTTTTACAGGAGGAATTTATGGAGGCGACAAGCACGCCGTAAATACATTCGCAGAAACCTTTAGACAAATTTTTGATATCTGTAGGTCGAAAAATATCTTGATTGATGGCGATCAAGAAATCTCAGGTATAAGTGTTTTATGGATGGAGGCTCAAGGAATTCCTGTGAGCTTTTACGACGACAAAAACTTACCGCCAGGAACAGATAATTGGTTTGCCCTACAAAGTCTTATTTAACCCCCAATAACAACCCCTTTCGACTTCCGAGGCACCACCAGGTGTTTCTGACGCGTCAGGCCACACCCAATTCGGCCCCCAGAACTTCGATATGACATCGTGCGAAGCCCAACGCTGTCCCTTAATGCCAAATAAAACCTGTGTTGCTCCTCCTAAAACAATACAGATTCTATTAGCCTTGAGTCGACTGCCGATAATCATCCCCAGGCCCCCACATCCAATAATCACGACACGTGGATCAATTGCCAAGACATCATCAACAACCCCTTTTACACAATCCTCCCAAGACTCAACATCTCCAGGCCAAGACGCTCGACCTAATGCTAAAGAAGGTGCGTAACCTGTGCGAACGGCGGACCATTCTATATCAGGAGACCACATGCCAGGAAAAATATCCTTTTTCACCTGTGACATAATCGTATTAGCGAATGATGAAACCACACACACCTTTCCTTTTATAATGGTGCTCCACTGAGCGTCGGCCGGCCAATAATAGGGTTCTAATGATCGCAAAGGCACTTGAATACCCGTGAATCCCTCTAAAAACTTCTGCTCTCTCAGCCGAATTGGTTGGTACCAACCCGTGGCCAAGATATCTGCTGCGGCGATCGCCTCGGTATACTGAATAATCCAAGAATTTATTTGGTCGCGATTTCCAAATACACCAGCATTCTTTTCTAAGGTGGCTAGCATATCAGATTTTACGGATCCGTTTTTTGATGCCCAAATCACATCAAATTCTATAGTTCCAAACCGACCTATTAAAACACCAGATTTATTTGCTTCCTTTGCTTCGATAGCCTTTCGAATTTTCATACAACCTTCCATCTTATCCTTATCTCCGATATGCTTAAGACCAATGGTCTAAGATTATTTGCCAAAAGGAGATGGAAGGAAGGGAACAAGAAACACAAGGCACACAAGACACACAAGGCACACAGGGCACACAGGGCACACAAGACAAATGCTGTATATGTCTAAGTGAATCACGAAAAGAAGATCCACTGCTTTTACTTTCTTGCGGCTGTAAAGCCCTTTTTCACAAAGCATGTGAAGATGAATGGTTATCAACTCTCAACATAAATACACCTATCAAATGTCTTATTTGTAAAAGGGAACCTATCTTAAAGGTGAATTATTCTTTTTCTCGTGATGCCGGTCCTGCCCAAATGCTCATGTGGAATACCGCTACGGTATTTATCTTAGAAATTCCAATCGGCTTTTATTGTAAAACTCCAATTATATTTTTAGAAGGCCTAACCATAATCGTTTTACCACTTATCTTCTCTTTTCCCTGTGATATAACATTCTTTTTCATGCAATACAATATTACGTTAATTATTAATATATTACTTATTGGCGTATTAAACAACTCAGTCATTGTCTCTAATATTATACTATATAGATTATTACATATTATGCTTTTATCATTCTTTATAAACTCACATAATAATGTGGATCCTCTTATACATTTCGTTATAAGCCGTGAAATAACGCATTCTAAGTTAGCATGGCGACAGTAGTTCCTGATACTTCTATAAGAATACACGAGGTTGTAGAGACACAAGGCACACAAGGCACACCAATACAAGGAACACAGTCCAAGGGAACACTCGAAATAGTATCCCAGATTTTAAATGCGACGCGGCCATCTTTTATGCAAACACACAACGAAAATCAAATCGAGCTCGTAACCGAAGCACTCGACTCTTTGACTCTCAGTCCTCAGAAAAAATTATCAATCAAGCACCGCTATATATCATTATTAGAGGAATATACCTTTCGCTCTAATCGTTACTCCAAAGCCTTCCACACTCTACGTATTATTATTTCCGTCGGCTCTCTCATTGTCCCCGCCTTATTATCAGTTCAATTTACTGGCGGTTCATCATCCTCTGGATCATCATCCACACAAGTAAGTGCCTCGGTTTACTGGGTTGTCTGGGTCCTATCACTCTTTGTCACAATCAGCAACGCACTCATGACGCTCATGAAAATCGACAAGAAATACTATACACTACACACAACTCTACATCATATTGTGAGCGAGGGTTGGCTTTACATTGAGCTTTCTGGAAAATACAGTGGCTACAAGACACCAGGAGAGGCTCCAACGCACGAGAACCAGTATGTATATTTCTGCCAGAGCCTTGAGAAGATTCGCATGAAACAGGTAGGCGACGAGTATTATAAACTAACAGAGGCAAGTCAAAATAGTCGCAGCCCTGATGGAGATCTTCTTCCTCTATCACCAATGCGACTTCCTTTCTCAGCTACCGAAAAATCGAACCTACAAATAAATGGACCAACGGTCACGATACAGGAAGACAGTGAAAATGCCCTCGGTGAATCGACGAGGGCCACAGTCTAACACAAGTAAGAATACCAAAAACTTGCTCCAAAGTTCCGTAAAGATGAACGATTCCCCAGGTCGCTGTCAGTGCTTGGCGACCTGCCCGAATCCCGCCTTGCCTACAAAGGCCTTCTGTGCTAAACATATTAAGTTCTGTCCTCGTCGTGCTCCACTTAGTGGTTCCGAGCCACGATATGAACCAGATCGTTGGAATCTAGAGGATGTTGTTCGTCTCACTCACAACTGTTTCAGTTATGCGTATAATATCATAGACCCTAAACAAATCGAGGCATGTAAAAAGGATCCAACATGCGACCCTCCCTTCCACCAACCTGGGTCAGAAAGTGGTTATCCAAGATTCAACAATAGTGATCCCAAGACCTGTCCAAATATGATTGCACGGCTCATGGGCGATAATCCTAAACGTATTATTCCTTCTTCCTTTGAATTGAAATGTCCGAGGGGCACGTCGAAAATTGCTCTCGTCGTCGATGAAGACCAAGACTATCACTTTCTCAGACAGGATAAGCCCCATGGAAACTCTTCAATAGGCATGTTCTCTCAGAAAAGCGGTGCCATGCCAGTGACTAATTTGGATGCAAAGGGTCACGAGATTTTCGACGTGGCTCTCGCTGATCACAATTTTGACAATCGCCGCAGAAAAGACCCCCTCAACTACGATCGCTTCTGCGGATATTTCTGTATCCCTAGACACGAGCCGCTCTTCATTAAAACGGGAGGTAGACGTTACCGAAAAACCAAGGGTCGCAAATAGGGCCCCAGGCCCCAGGCCTCATCCCAAAGCTGCTAACGCTTGCCCCTATGAGAGGGCTGCTAACGCTTGCCCCTATGAGAGGGCTGCTAACGCTTGCCCCTATGAGAGGGCTGCTAACGCTTGCCCCGCAGTCATACGAGCCACAGGGCTGCTCCTCAACAACCCTTTTAACACAGTCTTAATGATAGGTCCATCGACCGGCCAAACTTCTCTCAGAAATCCAGGCATTAGAAAACACTTCGCCAAAATATCCAAGAAAAGCACACCAACCGCCCAAGAATCCCACTTACGCCAATAAGTCTGAAAAAAAGTTAGCCATGAACCTCCATCCCAAGTCTCATCGTTTGACCAGAATTCTATGAGGTCACGACGTTGACCAAGATAACTCAAGCCAATAAGTTGGTGAGCGAGGGCGAATACTCTTTTTTTGCGAATAGTATGTTCTACAGAATCTACAAGCGAGAGACCACCATAGATTCCGTTTTGAATAGATAATTCTGGCGATTCAGGAGGAAATTCTGGAGAAAAGACATAAGTGTGCTTTTTAACACCAGCCTCATCTATCTGATCGCCAAGAAAGGCCGAACCGAAGTCTATAATTCTGAATGTTCCTCGAAAATCTACTAATATATTCCCGTCATGTAAGTCAAAGTGACAGATTCCTTGTTGATTCAACAAAGAAACTGCTTCTAAGGTATGCCGAAGAGAACCAACAAAATCAAAATTCGACGTTAAAGCCATGTTGCGAACCGTTGAACCGGCATAGGGTGAAATTAGTTGAGTTAGTTGAGAATCGGATGAGGTTCCATAGACCTTACACATCCGAGCATAGAGTTCACGATGGGCATCGAAATTCTTTTCATCACATGAATCATCTTCTGAAACGACGAAAAATCTGTTCCAGCCAGGGATTGACTTGATCAGAGTTGCCATCGTTAGCTCAACCTTAGCATTCTTGATCTTGATAATCTTGCCTACCTGTCTCTTATCTCCCTTCTTTGACTTTCTACAAGTTAGCGGAGGAGATAGAACACATCCATAGGAACCTTCTTGAATGAGTTTTGAACTGTTTTTTAAACTATCACCCTTTGAACTATCCATCTGCTCTTAGTCAAGTAATAAATCTTCCATTAAAAGCACACAACAGAGAAGATGGAGAGCTTCCAAATTATACTCCTAGCCTCCCTGGTTATCCTAAGCCTATTCATAATATCTGAAGTCTTCGCTCCAAAACTATTAACCGAAGCATTCGCAAATGTGCCCAATAATCCAACACTCACATTCTGGTCTTCATTCACAGCACCCCGCAGTGATGTCGACGATCAGAAAGAAACACCCTCTTACACAAGAGACCCAAGATATTTCAATGGCTATGCTGACGTGAGCCGTATCGGAACACCCTACGATTTCTGTCGAATGGTTTCCGCTAAGGGTGAAGAAGGAAATCTCTTCTTTGCCTGTGCCCTTAGTGGCACAGATGGACTAAGTTCAACTTCCTTCAGAACACCTTCCGTCAAGGATGGTTTCAGAATCAGCTACGATGACTATATGAGAGATGTGAATAACGATGGTCGTCAAGATTATTGTCGTATTCTCTTATGGAATGATAACACATATCAGCCGGTATGTGCTTATGCTGGTGACAGCGGCTTCGATAGTAAGGAGCGAATAGATTCAAATCCCCCTGAGGAAATCAAGACTCTTTTGAGCTTCTATGACGGTGCTTCAATGTGGTTCAGATTCAAGGATGATATGCTTGATACATTGGCTATAGCAACTGCTAACATAGCAGGTGGAATGACGATTGATGAAACAGCTAGTCTTCAAAAGACTGATGGCCTCTCATTCAATGGTTCCCAGTTTCTCAGGCTCTCAGATTCTTCAGACTTATCTCTTGGCTCCATTGTTCCTATCAGATCCTTAAAAACATTCATGTGCTGGGTTTACTTTGACGAATTTACCAATAACGCGAAGATCTTCGATTTCGGAAATGGGTCTGCTATGGATAACGTTTTCCTAGGAATCTTTGGAAAGGGAGATTCTGATGCTCAGCTCAACTTGACCACATCAAAGTGTCGTGATGAGCAAGAATCAACTGTGCCAGCACGTCCTTCAGGTGCTCAGCCAGTTGATGAGATGTCACCTCAGGATCTTATGGCCTTGGAGGCGAATGTCAATGATGATATAACCGACACAAACTATCAAATAATACCCAGCGAATATGGTCGTAAAAAGAAAGACACACGAGACACACGAAGCACACAAAACACAGGCTGTAAACAATGCACAGAAAACACACTTACCACAACAGCGACATTGATTTATGAGGTTTGGGATAAGCAGGATAGAAAGATGAGCATGCGTATTCCCAACGCGATTCCTCTGAGACAATGGACACACATTGCCATAACACCGACCGGCTCTGATCCATTCCGGCCAGATATTCGGATATATATCAACGGCGAATATGCTAGTGAAAAGAAGGCTGGATGGCTCCCCGCCACATCTAAGATGTCAAATTGCTATCTAGGAAAGAGCAATTGGACAATAGCAACCACATATACGAATCAAGATGAACTGCTCAAGGGTAAGTTATTCGATTTCCGTGCGTATAAAAAGGCACTGTCCGATGATATTATTAAGGCATCCGTTACTTGGGGCAAGGAAAAGCTTGGGCTAAAATAGAATGGATTGGGTTAAAAGTTTATTTGGCATTAAGCCCAAAACAAATGTATTACCCACAACTAACACAAGACGCATAAATGCAGCACCTGCAAATGCGGCAGTAGTTCCCGTGGCACGTCCTGAGCAACAACCAGTTCTCTCGAGAGCCCCGTCAGTAAATTCTAGAAATGCTGCGACTGCTAATACTGTTAGAAATGGTGCTACAAACGCTGTGAATCGTGCGGGTGCTTCTTCACCAGTCATGCCAAACAGCAATCCTAAGAATGCAACTGTTCTTAATGTGAGCGGACAAGCCTTAGTCGGTGGAAAACGTAAGTCTAAGTCTAAGTCTAAGTCAAAGAAGTCAAAGAAGTCAAAGTCTAGACGGAACTAATAGATATAGTAAATTAGTATGAATTTTCTTGCAGAAATAGGAAGGGTTTTGGGTATAAATCCCAATTCAAATAGCAATTCAAATGATCCTTATCGAAATCGCAGAACTCCTGCAGAAATTGCGAGAAATACCGCTGCTGAAAACGCTCGTAGAGCTGCAAATGCTGTTACAGCTGCGAAACGTGAACAGAATCGTGCTGAAATTGCTAGACTGAGAGCGGAGTTAAATAGAGATAAGGAAAATGCTAAACGTGCTCGTAATGTTGCCAATAAGATACATGATGGAGATGAAATAATTGTAATGGATACTGTGCCTGAAAATAATGAAACCCAAGATGGTGGAAGGCGTAAGAGAAAACACAAGAAGTCAAGAACATACAAAAAGGCACGATACACAAGGCACACAAAGAACACAAGGCACACTAATTCCCATAAGTAACTCGCCAAACGGACCAGAATGCGTTCGTCGACAGAACCAGATGCCCAGCGAAGTTAGCCACTGCACCAAGCTCACCGGCAGCCAAGTCATCCAGAAGTGTCCGCAAGAAATCTTCCCCGACGCCCATCTCGGCATGATAAGGCAAGAAGGCCACAATGATCGCCTCACATGCCTCTTGAGTAGAACTATATAACAAGTTTTGGAATAAGCTTGTTAGAACAGTCGACTGAAAAACTGCGTTCACGTGGGTAGGCACGAAGTTTGTGTTCATCTAAGAATCTATACACACAACCCTTTAACACAAAGGCACAAAGGCACAAAGGCACAAAGGCACAAAGGCACAAAGGCACAAAGGCACAAAGGCACAATAACTTTTATAGCTAACCCTATTAGAAATGGCCAAGGCTCGCCCAACACGCAAGGGATCAAAGAAGGCGAAGAAGGGAACACGCAAGCTATCACCCGCTCTCAAGAAGTGGAATGAGAAGGTCATGACGATTTACCGTGAGATGAAGAAGAAGAACCCCGCCACAAAGCTCGGTGATGCCATGAAGGCGGCGAAGAATAAGAAGGATTAAATTCTAAACTTCTAAAGTCTTAAATACCGTCAAATACTAAATTTAAGAACGCTAGTTCTTAAATTTAGTATTTTCGGAAATGACGTGTAATATCAAGAATTTAAGGCCACCGAGCGAAGCGAGGGGGTTCTTAAATTCGGTATTACACGTTACCTTAAAATAATAGATATTTTGAATATCTTATATTTTATCTTTTGATATAATCCTTTCCGTCATATATCCATTCACGATTTCCCCTTGACCACTGTCTAACACCATCACAAAAAGGTTCGCTACTCTGATATAATTTATAATGAAATTTCACGTTTTTAATTCTATAATTATTCTTTTTAATTGCTGAATATAAAATCGATTCTGCTCCCATACCCTTTAATAAACAATTTTCATGTTTCCAGATATTTCTCATTGTTTTATATGTGCCATAACCAATATTATCAGAACAGTTATTATCTGATTCTTTTAAACTATAAAAAACATTTTCTTCGGGTTCCATTAATTCTAAATTACATAGCTGTGTATCAAGACGCACTCGAACAATACAAGCATCCTTTGGCACATAATTCATAACTTCGTTCATAGAGTAAAATAATCTGTAAGCATTCGGAACTTTAATCTTAATTGGAAATATAAAATTAGTTATTGGTTCTATAAAAATACATTTTATATTTTGCGATGAACAATATTCTCGCAATTCATCTGAAAAATCATTCTTATATGTTAGCACTATAAACTCAAATTTATGAGGATAACTACTAAAGAAATGAACATTATTTTCTATATTTTCTTTAACTTGTGTAAAAGATGGTCTAGTGACACCTACTAAGGTAACACATACTTTCATTTATGAGTTATATATAAAATATTATTAGGTTTAAATACGCAAAAACATATTTTATTCCCATTTTTCGAAATGAACCCACTTGGTGCATATCCATTTCTCTCCTTTTAACACCTCATGCCCCTTATGTATAGATTTCTTAAGTATTACTTGATTATCATCCGTATTATGGAATAAAAGCCCCTTTCCTTTTACAGGTTTAATTTTAAGTTTCAGATCCGTGAATTCTGTCTCACCACCTTCAAAGTCATCATTTAAATATATTATTAATGTTAATTTTCTTTCACCCGCTGTTTTATTTATCTTATTACAAAATGTCTTATCTTCGTAAATACAAGCGTCATAATGTGCATTAAATTTACCTCCTACGTCATATGATACAACTTGTATGCGTTCTTGATTCTCAATCGGTAGGCCAGATATATTTGCAGTATATTTTGCTATTTTTTCAATAACTCGATTATCCATATCTGAAAACCAAGCATGCTTACTTTTCCTATGACTTGTATCCATTTGCCTTGGTGATTCTGTCCCATAGCTTAGAACATCACTGTCGCTCATATCTCCTTTCGAGAAAGCAATTAGCTCATCGCATTCAGCATGCGTTAAAATATTAGGAATCTCTACTACCTTATAGTCCCCATATACATGTGTGGTATTAGAAGATGTGTAATAAGAATATATAATACTTATTACACATATTACAAGGAATGTTATAGAAATACTTAAGACTTCTTTCATCATACTAAAAACTTATTATAGATTTTATTTGATATAATCACGCGACTGCCTCACCTGTCTCACCTGCCTCACCTGCCTCACCTGCCTCATCTGTATCTTCGGCAGCTTGTGCTGCGGCAGAAGCCGTAGGATCTGGATGAACCGTAGCATTCCCCTCAGCAAAACCACTCGCATTAGGAAATGCTGTAGGCGGCACAACGCTAGGCAACGCAACAGCCACGGCACGGCTCTTCGGAGCCACCTTATTAAATGGCTTCCACTCCCACTTCTCGCCAATCTGTGGCACACTACAATTCTTCATCTTACTCACACTCATCAAGCTATCATTGACATACTTACGTAGATTGTTATACTCTAGAATCAGCAAGGCACGCCCCTCATCCGTTTCAGGCGTAGTAGATACCAAATTATTCAGCATCATCGTGCTTGTCGTCACGAACATCTCCAGAATAGCCCGAATAGCCATGTGCTTATTTCTCTTCAGCTCCCGCTTGGCCAGCTCGATCTTCATAGCCTCCTTTGAGATCTCCTTCATGAGATACATAACGCCCAAGTCACCGTTATCATTCACGTTGAATCCGCCCTGATAGCCCCCAATCCGCTCATCAGAAATCTCCGAAGTGATTCGGTGAATATGAACAAGTGCTCTCTTATCAAGCACTGAAAAGTTACGGATCGCCCGATCGATATGTGCGTAAAACGGAATACCACCACAAGGCACATCGCCCGCATTACGTGGTGCCGTCCCATTACCAATCTTCCGCAGATACTCGTAATAGTGGGGATTGTGAATAACCCCATTCACCACCTGCCCCGTGTTCCAAGAGAATGCTGTATGACAGTCTGTGCAAAACATTTGATCACAATTTACAGACGACGTGACGTCTTTGAGTGCGAAACGGTGATTCCCGCCAACATTCCATCCGAAGTAGTTTCCGCGGCCAACCGACTTCACACTAATACTTGTCTTCATCCAGTCACGATTTGGCGATGAATTCACACACTTCTTACGAGCAACTCGTGTAGGGATGTCTGAGAGATTCTGCCCAGAGATACACACTCTGTAATGGGGAGGGTAGTCCTTTGCCTCAATCCCAGGAAAGGGGACATTATCCTTCTTTAGAATATCAACACTCACCACGAATCCAAGGCTCTGAGCAAGAAGCTCAATCTGCTTTCCAATAGCATGGTTTGACTGAGAAATCATGATACGCTTACCCTCTGCTCCAAGATAACCATCCGTATCAACAAGACCTGCCAGAAGCTGAAGGCGAGTCTCTCTGTCATTTACAAGATAATCCTGAGGAATGTGCTTGTTCCGAATCAGCCCGTAATGATCAAGCTTATCACGCAATGTGTTCTTATTTGTAACATCGGCATAGACAACATCCACCTTGGGCAGATCGCACAAATCACACTTCTTCTTTGAACATCCCTTACATGTAGCGGAAGTGGCTCCACGAGTAATCGCCTCTCTCTTCCACTTCTCTCCAGCACGCCGAACACGGAAGCGATATTTATCGTCATGAAGAAGCTCACACTCATTCATATTACACCAATCTAGAAGTGCCTTAACAATCTCAGGATCCTTCTCGGCACAACAGGCGAAGTGAAAACCATTGTTAATTCCATCGCCCAGCCATACGCCCATAATATAGGGGTCTAGAAGCACTTCCTTCTTTGGCCAATTGATATGAGGAATCTTATAGCCATAGAGTCTATCCTTGACAGCCTGTGAAAGCTGCATATACTTATCAACCATAATCTCCAAAACTTCTGGCAAGTTAAGAGAAAGCTTATACACCTGAGCATCTTCATGAGTTGAGAACTGCTTTGATACATTTGTAAGGCAAATTGGGTCAATCCAGTTTAATGCGTAAGCATTCTTTACTTTTGCGATATGCACATACGGTTTCAAAGCCAGCTTGTGCTTACTATTCACAGTATACGACATCCCACGTGTCTGAGTAACCTCAAACATTTAGTCCTCGCCAGAACAGGTAGCCTCAACAATGCGAATATTTCCGTCATCTCCCACAAGCTGGTCACCTACCACAATATCCTGAGACATCTTGGTGCCACCGTTCCAAAGGAGAACCTCAGTATCTGCAGCGAAGCACCCATCAACCTTACTGATACGCTCACCACACTTGGGACAGGGCTTCGACTCCTTAATAATCAGAGCAACCGACTCCTTAAGACCAGGATCGCAGGTATGTTCAGAATCTTTGTTAGCCTTCATAACCAAGCAATCAGAACAAGCCCACTGCTGACACGTTCCGCACTTGTAGGCAGTGCTCAAGAAGCCACGACACTCACCATCAGGACACTTCATGATGAACTTCGCCTTCTCTGGCGTAGCCGCCTTTTCGCCCTCCGTCAGAGTCCAAGCGGGCGGGGCACGTCCCTCACTCTCAGCCGTGTAACGAGTGATTTGAGCCGAGAGACGATGAGAAGATCGTAGAACCTTCGATCGAGCCAGATCAAGTTCCTGAAGCTCCTTATTGACCTTACGGATCTCACCCTCCACCTCCCGCACCTTCAGCTTCGCCTCCACTCGAGGCTGCCGCGTAGGAAGAATGGAGATCTCACGCTCCATCAGCACATCCTCACGATGCTTCTTATAAGGACCTGTGCGAAAGGCACGAGTGAAATTCATGTCAAGGAACTCATCATTCCAAGAACGGCGACAGCCCATACAATGAGCATCTAGCTGTCCTTCGGTCAAATACTTCTTGGAGCATGTCGTGCACGCCGCAAACTCACAATATGGGCAGGTAACAGGCTTTCGAACCACGGCTGTATACGCATCGCAGCAGATAGGGCATACATCGTCCATTTTAGGGGACTTGCCTTATTCATCGATAGCTAAAATCAAATTTTTACGCTCGCTATCCCGTCAAACAGCCAATAATCCGAGATGTAACCTCGAAAGAACCAGCCACTGACGCAGTAGCCGCCCACCACTCCTTACAGGCCACCGACATTTCCTCCCAGGTTTCCCTGTCAATCCGCCCCACCATAATCGGCACATCCTCGGGCTTCTCGACCTCAATATAGTGCTTCCCACGCATCGGTGGCAGATCATAAGAACTCATATCAACACCCTTTAACACAATCGGCACGCAGCCCATGGCCATACACTCAATCTCACGATGACACTTGAGACCATATCCAGGTAGACAGAGGCCAAAACGACTCGAGGCAAGCTTCTCCAAATACTCAGACTGTGTAAAAGGGTATTTCTCCTTGTCCTTCACCATGACCCATTCCTCACACACAGAAGCCCAATCACCACGACGCCGACGCTCCTGAATAGCGTTCTCAGTCTTCCCGTAAAATACTGGGCCGACACGACGCTCGTCCCAGCCGGCGGACTTGCCCGAAGCCATGCCCTCTACCAAAGTGGGACGCCGAGGCCAGAAAGTCCAAGGCACGACTGGGGATGCCCCAGGCCCAGGCCCAGGCCCAGCCCCAGCCCCAGCCCCAGCCCCAGCAGGAACCTTGGGATTTCCGAAGAGTGCCAACTTCCATTCACGCTCGCTAGCCCCTGCCGCTAGCCGCCACTCATTCGTAGGCCGATCATACAATAAGACACCTCCGGCACCGACTTCTCCCCACCAAACCTGCACGCCAGCATGTTCGCGAACATTCACATAGCCGGCCTTCTCCCAGAGCCGCACCATCTCGCGGAAGGAATCGCCAGGGTGGTAGAAAAAGTTCGTGGCAGGCAAAGGGGCCGGCATCCAGATTGTTGGCAGTCCTGTATCAACCACACGACCAGCATTGACAATGTCCTCGAACAAATCCCCTTTTACACATTTATGAACTAATCCGGCGGCATCTGAGATCTCCTTCGCTATGCCCTCGTCCCCCACTTCAAAGACATGGGCACCCTCAGGAAGCATCCAATTCCATGCCGCACACTCTAGATTAGCGGCACAAACAATGCCCCAGGCACCACCATAGACTTCCATTATACGCTCTAGACTCGTCTTGGCTGGATAGACGATTCTAACATCGTATCCGGCTTCCTCCAAAAAGGTCTCGATTTCTAAGACACGCTTCGACTTCAAGGTGACACCGTCCTCTACGATAACAATCTTCTTAGAGTCACAAGCGGCTGTCCATTCCTGAACATATTTCCGAAGAGCCGCAACATCCTCCTTTGACACAGATACAGCGACACTAACACAAGGCACACACACCACCAAAGCACCC